CATACTATCCACCGAATGGTGGTCGTCTATCACTGAAGAAATTTTAGATGAGGCTAAAGCTAATACACATTTAACTCATTTAGAGGAACTAGTATTGACCCAAGGCGCCGATGGTTATAAGCAGGCTAGATCATTTTTGATAGAACTACTGAAAAACTTGGCAGGAAAGTCGAACAGTAAAGTAAATACCTCAGTTAAATGGGACGGCGCACCGGCATTGTTTGCCGGCATCAATCCTGATAACGGTAAATTCTTTGTAGGTACTAAGTCCATATTTAATAAAGTGTCAAAGATTAACTACACAAAAAAGGATGTAGATATTAATCATGGCCAGGCTCCTGGCTTAGCTGATAAACTTAAAAAGGCATTAGATTATTTACCGCCATTAGGTATTCAAAATATCTTGCAAGGCGATTTTATGTTTGATGACTCTATGATCAGATCTAAAAATATTGACGGTAAGCCTCATTTGACATTTAGACCAAATACAATAACATATGCTGTTGAATCTGATTCTGAATTAGGACGAGAAGTTGCAGCTGCTAAATTTGGTATTGTGTTTCATACAACATATCAATCATTAACATCGGGAGCACAATTCGGCGCAGATGTAAGTAAATTAAGACGTGATCCGGATGTATGGTTTGATGATGCATTCTTTAAAGATACTACTGGCGTAGTGACGCTGACCGTTAATGAAGCAAAACAAGTGCAGTCATTAATTAAGCAAGCAGATGCCGTTAAGATAAATTATGATGAATTGCCAAGTGCCGAACTGAATATTTATCTTAACTCAGAAATAAAAACTGGAGAGTTTGTATCAAATCCGGCTTTATCGTTTGATAATTTTGTAAGCTGGATGCAGTCTAGAATTGATAAGAAAGTGGACAAATTAAAATCTGATGCAGGGAAGACGCGCGCAACACAATTGGGCGCAGAACAAATGGAACAGATTATAAATCGTAAACGCGATATTGTAAATTTATTTACTGTATCCAAATTATTATCGGAAGCTAAACTTATCTTTGTTAAGAAATATAATAATGCAGTTTACAATACAAAACATTTTGTAGACGATGGCCGCGGCGGATTGCGAGTTACGGCGCCAGAAGGATATGTAGCAGTTGATAGGATCGGTAATGGCGTTAAATTTGTCGACCGTATAGAATTTAGTCGGGCCAACTTTACATTAGACAAAACTCAGAAGTTTACTTAAGATATACATATTTATTAAAAAAGGCAATAGAATGAAAAACGAAATATTACGTAAAGCAATTCGTTTAGAGATAAAGCGTGCTATGAACGAAGCGCCTCCTGGTTCTTTTTTAGGACAAGTTGGAAGTAGGGTTCGTTCTACATTAGGCAGCCGCGGCAGACAACTCGATAGAATCTTAAACATGATAGATGTTGATAAATTAGCTCGTCTGCCAAAAAATGTAAAAGTAGATTTGCTAGTTGCATTAATGCAGCAGATAGGCATTTCATCACGCGAGTTTGCGGCAATTAAGGCTAGGGCACAACGATCTTTATCAGGCACCGAAACACAAGCACAAGCAGATTCTATGCCTACAGAAAGCGTCAATGAAGAAGAAATGACTGGCGCGTTAGCATCTAGAGCAGAAAAATTAGCTAAAACACAGGCATTTGCAAATTTAAAGAAAGCGATAGAGTCGCAGCCCGCGACAAAGCAACATGAATTTGTAATGAATTTTCTTAAAGGCTTGCCATTAGATGACGCCGCAAAGCGCAAGCTTCGTATGACAATAAAACAATTATAACGTATGAGTAATAAGTTACAAAATGTGAAAGCAATCCGTCAGATGCTCGACGGTTCGCACAAGACGCAGACTAGAAAAACATTTGGCTTTTCAGATGCTAAAAGCGCAGCAAAAAAGAATGAACGTCATGAAGTCGGCGACACGTGGGAAGAAACTTCGCCTAATGGAGCTGTTTACGTAGTCACGCAACATGACGGCTTTCGTAGTAGACGTCCTAAAAACAGTATAAATGAATTAGTAAAAGATGCATTGCGTGTTCCGGAAAAATGTCCCGAATGTAGCGGTGATATGCGCAATCATGAAGCAAAATTAAATGCTAAATTTTGGGGTATGCGTAAAAAATGTTTTGGATGTGTATTGAAAGAAGAAACAGCAATACGCGGTCAGGGTCCCGAAGCATGGCGCGAATATGAGAAAAAAATTATGCGCGAAAATGCCGAAGGTTGGTTTAAGGATGCTGATAAGGAAGTTGAAATATTAAAACAGCAGCTTACAGAAACGTATTGGCAGAATGCGGATGGTAAGATGGGTGAGATGGATATAACGGGCTATACTAAAAAAGTAGATGAAGATTATCAAAAGCTCAAAGAAGAAATAAGATCACAATTGGAGTAATATGGCAAAGTTGTTAAAAAACTTATTATCAGGAAATGCTGGAAAATTAGTAGAATCGGTAGGCGGCGTATTAGATAACTTGATAACCTCCGATGAAGAACGTAAAGAAGCTAAGATAAAGTTGAAACAACTTATACTCGATCACGAAACTAAGGCACAAGAACAAGTAACTGCTCGATGGGAAGCAGATATGAAGTCTGATAACTGGCTTTCAAAAAATATTCGCCCCGTTGTGTTAATCTTTTTAACAGCTGTTTTCGTATTAATATCATTCTTTGATGGCAACTTAGGAGAATTTGCAATTAATGATGCATATAAGCCTATTTATCAGACATTATTAATTACAGTATATGGCGCATACTTTGCCGGCCGTACTATCGAAAAAGCTCGTAAGTAATTTTACTTTACGAAAATAACTTCTTATATTATATGTTATAATGCCGCAACGTAATCTCAAAGAAATAATACGCGAAGAGTATAAAAAATGTGCACAAGATCCTGTACATTTTATGCGTAAGTATTGCGTCATTCAACATCCTACAAAAGGTAAAATGTATTTTAACTTGTATCCATTCCAGGCGGATACATTAACTACATTGCAACACAATCGTTATAACGTAATACTTAAATCTAGACAGTTGGGTATATCAACATTATCTGCCGGATTTGTATTATGGAACATGTTATTCAAATCAGATTACAATGTTCTTGTCATTGCAACAACACAAGAAGTAGCAAAGAATCTTGTTACAAAAATACGTGTGATGCATGAAAATCTGCCTAGTTGGTTAAAGGGTAAAACATTAGAGGATAACAAACTTAGTTTACGGTTTAAGAATGGTTCGCAGGTAAAGGCTGTTTCGAGTGCCGGAACAGCCGGCCGTTCTGAGGCATTGTCATTACTTGTTATCGATGAGGCCGCATTTATTAAGAACATTGAAGAAATATGGGCATCTGCTCAGCAAACCCTCGCAACGGGTGGTGGGTGTGTTGCATTATCTACGCCTAATGGTACTGGTAACTGGTTTCACAAAACATGGGTAGATGCAGAAGCTGGCGGACAATTTACGCCGACCATATTGCACTGGACAGTTCATCCGGAACGAGATCAAGAATGGCGTGATCAACAAACTGGATTGCTGGGCGAGAAACATGCGGCACAAGAATGCGATTGTGACTTTATTACATCTGGTCATACGGTAGTTGATGGACCTATATTACAATGGTATGAACAAACATATGTAAAAGATCCTGTAGAAAAACGAGGATTTGATTCGAATTATTGGATATGGGAATATCCGGACTATACAAAAGATTATGTAGTAGTTGCTGACGTTGCAAGAGGCGACGGAGCGGATTACTCTGCATTCCATGTTATCGAAATAGAAAGTATGAAGCAGGTTGCGGAATATAAAGGAAAGATAGGAACGACGGATTACGGTAACATGTTAGTATCAGTTGCTACGGAATGGAACAAAGCATTACTAGTAATTGAGAATGCGAATATAGGATGGGCAGCAATTCAAGTTGCAATTGATCGGGGATATGAGAATCTATATTATTCTTATAAGCAAGATGCATATGTTGATGAACATTTGCATTTAGCCAAAGGCTATGATCTAAAAGGTAAAGCACAAAAAGTACCTGGGTTTTCTACTACATCGAAAACTCGGCCATTAGTCATTTCTAAATTAGAAACATACTTTAGAGAAAAGTCTCCAGTTGTTCATAGTAAAAGATTGATAGATGAGTTATTTGTATTCATTTGGAATGGACAACGAGCTGAGGCTCAGGGAGGTTATAATGATGACCTTGTAATGGCATTTGGTATTGCACTATGGGTACGTGATACTGCATTGCGATTACGTCAACAGGGCATTGAACTTTCTAGAAAGTCATTAGGATATTTTGGTAAGGTCGATCATGGCGTTTATACTAATAACAATGCAAATACGTCATGGGATTGGAAAGCAGGTAAAGATGAAGAAGGCTTAAACTGGCTGCTTTGATATTTATAAAAAACGAGTCTTAACATGGCAGATACATCATTACGGGCTAGACTAGGTAGACTATTTTCTACTAATGTCGTAGTTCGAAGAATTTCAAAAAATCGTCTTAAGGCGATTGATACTAATCGACTGCAATCCGGCGGAGCAACATCTAATAACAGATATGTCGATAGATTTTCTGGCATGCATAGAGGTATGGGTGGTACTGCTACATACAATCAAAACTATACATTTTATTCGTCTAAATTAGAATTGTTTACTGATTATGAAGCTATGGATATGGATCCTATCATATCATCGGCACTAGATATATATGCGGATGAATCTACAGTAAAGGATAATGACGGCGATACGCTTACAATTACATCACCTAATGATGAGATTAGAAAAATCTTACGTAATCTGTTTTATGATATTTTGAATATCGATTACAACTTATGGCCATGGATTAGAAATGCATGTAAGTATGGCGACTTTTATCTTCATTTAGATATTGAAGATGAAATTGGAATTGTCAACGTTACGCCATTATCGGCTTATGAAATTAGACGTGAAGAAGGATTTGATCCAGAAAATCCGTATGCATATAAATTCTTCTTCGAAGGGTCTAATACATTGTATGGATCTAAAAGAGGCGCTAGCCAGCAA